GCAGTTGATTATATCTGCTCTTTCTAATAAACGAATACTTTGTTGTAGGGAAATACAGAACTCAATCCGTGATTCTGTCCACAGGTTATTAACAGACCGAATACGGGAAATGAATCTTGATGATTATTTTATAATAACCGCGGATTCAATAAAGAGCCGGTATGGGGCTGAGATTATATTCCGAGGACTTAAAAACAATATATCCGAGATTAAGTCTTTAGAGGGTGTATCAATTGTTTGGGTTGAGGAGGCGGAAAAGGTAAGCGAGGCTTCTTGGGAAATATTAATACCTACAATCCGCGAAGAAGGTTCAGAGATTTGGGTTAGCTTTAATCCTGAAAGCGAGCATAGCACTTCTTATAAGATGTTTGTATTAAACCCGCGGGAAGATAGCGCGGTTGGATTTTTGAATTGGCAGGACAACGATTATTTCCCTGAGGTTTTACGCAAGGAGATGGAGTATGCCAAGAAAGTTGACTATGAAAAGTACCTGCACGTTTGGGAAGGGCAAGTCAAAAGATACGGCGATTCCGTCATCTTTAAAGGCAAAATATTCGTGGAAGAATTTGAAACCCCTGCTAATGTACGTTTTTACTTTGGTGCGGACTGGGGATTTAGTAATGACCCGACCGTATTGGGACGGATGTTCATACAAGATAAAACATTGTTTATAGACCAAGAATTTTATGGGCATGGGGTTGAGATTACAGAACTAGAGCGATGTTTTGATAGTGTGCCGGAAAGTAGGAAATGGAAGATTACAGGGGATTCAGAGCGACCAGATACAATATCATATATGCGTAGACAAGGGTTTAATATTATCGGGGCACAAAAAGGAAAGGGTTCAGTTGAAGACGGTATCGAGTTTCTTCGGGGGTTTGAAAGGATAGTTATTCATCCCCGATGCAAAGGTGCTATTGATAACTTTACCAATTACAAGTGGAAACAAGACAAAAACACACAGGAAATCTTGCCCGTTCCAGCGGACGGCTCAGACCATTGGCCCGATTGCGCTAGGTATGCTCTAGAGGAGTATATTAAAAGCAATATCCCACAAGTTCGTTGGCTTTAATAGATAACATTAAACAGTTATTCAATAAGCAAGCCCAGAAAATAAAGGGTTCATTGCCTTTTATCATGCTAATGGGAACCGAGAAGGTTTACGGTAAGCCACAGCCAAATGATTATAAGGCGATGATAGCCTCTTATTATTCTTGGGCGTACGCTTGTGCTTGGAAAAATGCCACCGCAGTTGCCAAATGTAAGTTATGTCTTTATACGGACACATACGATAACAAGAAAGAAAAGAAAGAAAAGAAGCAAATAATTGAACATCCGTTTCTTGACCTGATTAAATCTGTCAATCCGTTCAGCAATAAGTTTGAGTTAATGACATTAACAACGCTTAACCTAGACTTAACCGGGAACGCTTATTGGTTTATACCAAAAGGGATATTGGGAACTCCGCAAATGATTTGGAATATCCCGAGCCATTGGGTTAAGGTTGTTCCTAGCGTTACTGAGTTTATATCCGGATACGTTGTAACTATCCCAGGCAAGCCTACGCCTATTCCATTTGATGAATCAGAAATAATTCATTTTAAATATCCAAGCCCATCAGACTTATTTTATGGTCAAGGCCCGCTTTGGGCTTCAAGATTAGCAATAGACTTAAGCAATGAAATGAAGACGTGGGGGATTAATTTCTTTATGAACAATGCCCAGCCTTCTGGGATATTAACCACTGATACAAGTCTTAGTGAAGAACAATATCAAAGACTTAAAGACCAATGGAACGAAAAGTATAAGGGTACAAAAAACGCTGGTAAAATGGCGTTTCTTGAGAACGGACTTAAGTATCAGCAGATGGGAAGCAATCTTAGAGATTCAAGGTTTGATAATGTTAGCATGGAGTTGCGGGATGAGATATGCGCTATATTCGGAGTTCCGGCAAGTAAACTTGGGTTAGAATCACACGATAATAGGGCTACGGCAGAAGCTAGCGACTATACATATCAAAGCGAAACCATCGTACCAAAACTTTCTTTAATTCAAGAAAAGTTAAATGAGAAATTAATTTCAGTTTATGACCCAAGGCTTTATTGTGAGTTTGAGAATAATGTTGGTGAAGACAAAGAATATAAATTAAAAGAGCGTCAGATAAATCTTTCTACAGGATTTAGTTCTATTGATGAGTTAAGGGCAGATGACGGACTTGACCCTTATGACCTTCCTGAAACAAAAGTTCCTTTAATACCTTTTGGGTTAAACCCCGCGGGTAGCCCCAAACCTGAGCCGTTACCGCTCAATCCTACACAACCAAAAAACGTGAAAACTGTGGGCGAAGATAAATGGCAGGAATTTGCACGGGCTACCCATCCTATTGAGAAATCTATGCAAGCTATGATTAAACGGTATTTCCAGAAACAGCATGGTGAAGTTATTAGAAGGCTACACAATTTTAAGGCGATTAATAAAGATTTATATTCTTCTATTATTTTTAATTTTGAAGAAGAAAACCGGGATTTAAAGAATAAGTCAAGAAGCTACGTCAACCAGGCGTACGTTACGGGTGTGAATATGGCTGTTAGGGAAACAGGGATATCACTAGACTTTACTTTATTTAATCCACAGATATTAAGGTCGGTTGAGCAAAGGGTTAATTTTTTTGCTGAAAAGGTTAATGAATCTACGGCAAAGTTATTGCAGGAACAGCTTAACCAGGGCATTGAAGAAGGTGAGCCAATAAGCGAAATAGCCAAAAGGGTTGATAAAATATTTAATTATTCTGGGGATTATCGTTCTTTAAGGATAGCGCAGACAGAGGTTATTGGGGCGGTCAATGATGCACAGTTGAGAATATATGCAGATGCCGGAATAAAAAGAAAGAAATGGTTGACGGCTGGCGATGAAAAGGTAAGGGACAGCCATGCGGTTATGAATGGTCAGGTTGTTGGGATTGGAGAATCATTTACAACTGGTGATGGAAATCATCTTTTATGCCCTGGAGATAGAAGCGGGAACGCTCCGGCAAGCGATATAATTAATTGTCGATGCACGGTTATCGGCGTTATTGAGTGAGATTTTGTTATTACTGTTATAAATGGGTTAGCGTTGAAAGTTGTTGGATGGACATAATATGTCCTTTATGTAAAAATTTGATTAATCATATTCAAGGCATAAGAGAATATTTAAAAGGAGAATTGTCATGCCGAAACCAGAAGGATTGCAATATAAAGATATAATCGGTGAGATACGGGAAATAGGCGAAGATGGAACATTAGTTGCGGCTATTTCAACCGATGCAATTGATAGGATGGGGGAGGTTTTAGACCCATCTGGGGTTGATTTAAAAAACTATAAAAAGAATCCAGTGGTTTTATGGGCGCATGATTATGAAAAGCCTCCGATTGCCAAGGCTCAATGGGTTAAACGTCAGGGAAATGTCATTATGTCCAAGTTAAAGTTTGCCCCGACCGAGTTTGCTCAAGAAATAAAGACTTTGTATGAGCAGAAGTTTTTAAATACATTTAGCGTTGGTTTTATTCCTAAGAATTGGGAAGACGGAGAAGACGGAAACCCAAAGAAAGCAAGAAGGACATTTACGGAATGGGAGCTTTTGGAATATTCGGCAGTCCCGGTTCCTGCCAATCCCGAAGCCCTGGCGCTTGCAATGAAGAAGGGGTTTATTAAAAGCAACGAACTTAAATCTTTAATTAAAGAACCGTTGTTACAGGAGTTTAATAATGAAGAAGAAACAACGTATACCTCTTCTGGGGCTGCGGAAACCAAAATCATTCAAGTTGTCAACGAAGTTAAAGAAAATTCACAGATTACTTCTGAACTTCTTGCAGAAACCGAAACCCTACGAAAGCAAGTAGAATCGAAAGATAAAGAAATTATAGAGTTAAAGTATAAGTATTATATTTTATTAAAACAACAACAAGACAGCTTATCGGAGATAACAGCGAAAAACTTTGCCAAAGAGGTTGGGGAAGAAGTTCGCGGAGTTATTAGAAGGCTTCAAGGTAAATTAGATTAAGGAGAATACAAAATGAAATACGATGATTTTTTAAAATTAAGCCGCGAAGAACAAGACGCGCTTATTCAAAAAAGCTCAGAGATTGATGAGCTAATGAAGAAAATCGCAGATAAAGAAAAAGAGTCTGGCCTTAAACAAATTGACATGAAGACTCTTAAAGAAACCATCAAGGGCGTAATCGAAGACGTTGTTAAGCCGATGACCGCTATTGATAAGAAATACTTTATGTTGCCTGGTATTGGTAACGATTCCAAGATGGCAGATGACAGAACGCCGCAAGGAAAGTTTGCCAAGACAAAAATGTTTTTGAACGCGCTTGTCCGTAAAGACGTTCAAATGCTAAACACTATGCAACAAGCCGAAGGATTAAAAAACCTATCCGAAGGTTCGACAACGGCTGGTGGGTTCTTGATTCCTGAAGAATTTCAAATGGAAATTCAAAGACTTGCCCCGTTATATGGCGTTGCAAGACGCAACTGCCGAATTATCCCGATGCAGTACGATATCTTGAATATCCCTGCTGCGGGTGCAACAGACCAATCAGTTAGCTGGACAAACGAAGTTGCTCAAATCGTTAATACTGAGCCTAACTTCCGTCAGTTAACATTAACAATTAATAAGCTGGCTGCTATTGATTCGTTCTCAAACGAATTATTAGCAGACACCCCGGTGGCTATTGTTGAATATTTAGCTAACCTTATTGCTGAGCAATTTGGTAAAGCAGAAGACCAACAAGCCTTCAATGGTACTGGTTCACCGTTCGTTGGTGTTCTTTCAGCAACCGGCGTTCCTTCTTCAACTCACGCTGGCGGTGCTGTAGCCTTGTCTTATGCTGACTTGGTTAAAGCGACTGGAAAGTTATATACCAATGCTAGAACCGACGCAAAGTTCTATTTCCATAGAACCGTTGTCGCTAATATTAAATCCTTAATCACAACCGCTGGTGCGCCTATATTTGGTGCGACCGCTAATCCTCCACAAGTTGCCGGATACGCCATTGAAGAAACTGAAATTCTTCCTAATGACGCTACAGCAACGGGTACAGCTTATGCCGTGTTTGGTTCTTTACGACGCGGGTTGGCTATGGGTGAACGTGGTTCAATGGTTATGGATATCAGCCGCGAAGCTACCGTTAACTCAAACAATATGTGGGAAAAAGACATGAGCGCCATGAGAATTATTGAGCGCGTGTGTTTTGGTGTTCTTCTTCCTTCAGCGTTTGTTAAAATCCAAGGTTAAGGAGGAATACAATGTTTGATATTAACAATATTAGTATTCAGCCATCCTTAATCGGTACGTTATCCACTATCGGTGGGACGGCTGTTGGTGCTCCGATTGACAGAATTGGCTTTAGTTACGGCGTGGCATTTTTAAGTGCCGGCGCGTTACAAGGCTCAACTGGTTCAACGGTTACGCTTTCAATCAAGATTCAAGAAAGCGCTACTGCAACCGGAACAAACTGGACAGATATTACAAATGAGGCACTCAGCAATAGCTCATATAACTTATCTGCAGTTACGTTTGGCGGAAACCTGGCTGGTGGTGATACTACCGGAACATGGCAATCATACCAAACGGTTAAAAAGTTTGCAAAGTTATCAGATGCTAATAGGCAAAGATTTATTCGATGCCATGCTACGCTTTCTGGTACGGTTGGGCTTGGCCCGAAGTTTGTCGCAGGATTCGTTTTGGGTAATCCGTTAGACACGCTTTATGTTGCAAACCCAGTTGTAACAGCATCAGGAAACATCGAATTAACAAAGTTGTTATAGTTTATACCGATATGGGGGAGGTTAAAATCTCCCCCGGTCGGGTTTTAAAATATGCCACACAAAGAAGGGTTTGAAGGAATTATAAATAAGAAGTATGGGAAAGACCGAATAATACACGGGATAGAAATAGGTCTTTGGCATGGCAATTTTTCAGCGCACATGATGGAAAAATTCCCAAACTTATATTTAACATCAATAGACCCATACGTTCAATGGCACGAGGTATTAGAAAACAATAAAAGATTTTTTAATAGGTTTCAGGTTTTGCCGGTGGCATCGGATTGCGCGGTTAAGTTATTAGATAAAAAATATGATTTTATATTTATTGACGGCGACCATAGTTACGAACAATGTAGGAAAGATATAGTTAATTATTTGGGGTTTTTAAAACCTGGGGGAATTTTTGGCGGACACAATTATCATAAGGCAGAAAACTCAGCGCACCCAGGGGTGCATGAATCGGTAGACGAAATATTTGGTGACAAGGTTAAATTAGCAAAAGATTTTATTTGGTATGTTGAAATATAAAAACAAGGCAATAAAGGAAGAAGATGTCGTTAATAAGCACGTACGACGTTCGAGTTTGGATGGGAATACCAGACAGCGACGAAACCCCAAATGCAAAGATAAGTGCAATTGCAAATGTCGTTGAAGATTTCTGCGATTCTTATACAAACAGAAAACTAGAAGCCCAAAGATATTTAACAGACCCCGCGTTTTCTTATATTGACGGTCGGGGCAAAAACTATATTTATCTTCCACAGTATCCCGTCAGCTATGTTTCTTCAATTAATATGGACGGGGATAGGGTTTTTAATTCCGGGACGTTATTTGCTTCTGCTGATTATTTTTGGTATCCCAAAAGCGGTAAGGTTAAATTAAGCGGTTCGCAATGGCCTTTTGATAATTGG